CACAATATTCTTATGCATCCTTTTCATATGCTTGGTGTTGCCGGCGTATTTGGTGGGTCTTTGTTCTCAGCTATGCACGGTAGTCTTGTCACCTCTTCTTTGGTACGTGAAACCACTGAAGAAATTAGTCAGAACTATGGCTATAAGTTTGGACAAGAAGAGGAGACGTATAACATCGTTGCTGCGCATGGTTATTTTGGACGATTGATTTTTCAATATGCCTCATTTAACAATAGCCGTTCACTCCACTTCTTCCTTGCAGCTTGGCCTGTCGTCGGCATTTGGTTTACAGCTTTGGGTGTTAGCACTATGGCTTTTAATCTTAATGGTCTTAACTTCAACCAATCAATCCTGAGTAATCAGGGACAGGTTGTTAATACCTGGGCTGATGTATTAAACCGAGCAAACCTTGGCTTTGAAGTTATGCATGAAAGAAATGCACATAACTTCCCACTTGATCTGGCAGCTGCTGAAACAACAAGCGTTGCATTGGTAGCACCTTCAGTTGGATGATCATTGCTATCGGCACATTGGTGACACTGTCTGTCGCCTCTTATATCTTTTGGGACCATAGACCTAGTTCACCTAGGCATAAAAGAGTCCGTTCATCTTCTTAATTATGGAATACGAGATTAGAGTCAATGATGCCTATGTTGACTTAATGCATAGGGCTGTTGAATTCTATTTGGATCAATGGCCTGGTGGTGATCCAGCTGAGCAACAAGCAATGCTGGTACTCAAGGCTCAACTTGACAAGCTAAAACTTGAAGTCTTGTTTGACACTATGTAGAAGACGCATGCTACTAACAGTATGGAACGGGACTGTTAGATCTCTTCGGAGGTAAACATCATGGTACGTATC